TAAATGGGAAACACAACAAGGCGGTGAGTATTATGCAGCTGGTGTTGGCTCCGCGATAACCGGTCGTGGTGCAGATCTTTTAATTATAGATGACCCGCATACAGAACAAGACGCAATGAATCGAGATGCTATGGAAAGAACTTTCGAATGGTACACGTCAGGTCCTCGTCAACGTTTACAGCCAGGCGGAGCTATTATCTTGGTTATGACACGATGGAACACAAAAGATCTTACCGGTATGCTATTAGGCGCGCAGCGAGAAGCTAAAGCTGATCAGTGGGAGATCATAGAGTTTCCTGCTATCATGCCAAGTGGTGATCCACTATGGCCAGAGTATTGGAAGTTAGAAGAACTAGAAGCAGTCAAAGCATCAACGGGTGTACAGAAATGGAATGCTCAGTATATGCAAAACCCAACATCAGAAGAAGGAGCAATCATCAAAAGAGAATGGTGGCAGAAGTGGGAGCATGATTATATTCCTGCATTGAAGCATGTCATACAATCTTACGATACAGCGTTTGGCAAGAAACAGACAGCTGACTATTCTGCAATTACAACGTGGGGTGTGTTTTATTTAAATGATGATGCACCTGCTAGTTTGATATTATTAGATTCTAAAAAAGGCCGATATGATTTTCCAGAGTTAAAACAAGTTGCTATGGAACAATTTAAGTATTGGGATCCTGATACAGTGATTATTGAATCGAAAGCATCAGGTCAGCCACTTACAGACGAACTAAGAAAGATGGGTATACCCGTTGTAAATTTTAGTCCGTCAAAAGGAAACGACAAGCATACAAGGGTAAATTCTGTTGCACCTTTATTTGAATCTGGTATGATATATGCCCCTACACAGGAATTTGCTGAGGAAGTAATCGAGGAGTGTGCGGCTTTTCCATTTGGGGATCATGACGATTTGGTTGACTCGACAACCCAAGCCATCATGCGTTTTAGACAGGGTGGCTTTGTATTGCACCCTGATGACGAAAAAGATGAGGTTATAAACAAAGTTAAAAGGAATTATTATTAATGAGTAGAAATCCAATCGATATAGGTAGACGAATATACGAAGTTTTAAAAAAACTTTTGGGTGAATCAAACACTAAAAACCTTATTGGAACACAGACTAATATTAAAAAAATTACAAAATTAGACAAAAACGCACCAACAGAAAATCTTTACTCTAAGTCAGCATTAAAAAATAAGAATGCTCAAAAATTAGCAGAGGATAAAATTAGAGAATATGCGCCAACTATTTTTGCAGAAAAAAATAGAATGAAACAAATGAACTTTTTAGAAAACGCTGAAAATCTTTTAGCTGCTAAAAACGAGAATATTACAATTAAACAAGTGGCTGAATCTATGTTTGGGCCAATTGGTAAGAAAGAAAAAACAGGATCTGATGTAAACGTGTTTGATATCAACACGCAACAAAAAGTTGATGAAGAAGGTATCATGAAGTTAAAGAAAGAACTTGGATTACCAGAAGGTGTTGAGCCAGGAAGTCTGGCAGATAGAGCTATCAAAGATTCTGCTAAATATAAAATGGATCAACAAGGTGTAAAATCTATATTGGATGAAGATTATGTACCACCGAAGTCAGAACTAACTCTTGAAGAGGAAGAAGCAATATCTAAAATAAATGATAGAATGGCAAGAGGCTACAGTGCTATGCAAGAGGGAAAACGAAGAGCTGTTATAAGACAGATCTTATTAAAAGATGCACGAATTAATTTACCCGAAGATGTTAGAAAAAGTTTATCAAACTATGATGATCTAAGAGGCGGTGGAGATCCAAACATGGATCCGTTAAAAATTTTTGAAAATTATTACGAGAGAGACAACGAGGTCTTGGGCACATTAGATGGTATCATCGATACAGCTGAAAATGAATTTAAAGCAGCCGATGAATTTTTAGCTAGTGAAAACTTTAAACTTAAAAGACCTATTGTCAGAGAATCTCTAGACGACGAAGCAGTTGAGATGGAAGAAACAAAAGATCTTGGTGATAGATTAAAAGATATAGATGATGATCCTGATATTCCAGAAATGGCTGAAGGTGGTCGTATTGGTTTTTCAAGTGGCGGAATAAAAGCTCTTATAGAAATGATGAATAAAAAATTTGGTAAAGACACTGTAAAGACTGCAGATCAAGTTGAACTTACAAATGATATGGTTCTTGCAAGAGAAACAAGAAGAGCTTTAGAAGAGCTACAAGATTATAAAGAGATTGCTCCTCAGTTTTATCAAAGAATGACTTTAAAATTAAAATACCCTGGCATTTCGGATGAGCTAATTGCAAAGATTATGGCTGATGACGATCCACAAAGAGTTGCAGAAGTTATGGCAACCATGGATGAAGCGTTTAAAATGATGGACAAAGGCATGAGCTCTGATGAAATTTTAAAAGCTTTTAAAACTACACCAAGAACTAAAAATGCAGGCGGCGGTCTAAATTATTTGATGGGGTTATAACATGGCCTCAGAACTTCTTAAAAATAGAGCACTCATACAAAAGTTAAAGGAGCCGGAGATTCCTAAAGTTAATTTTGGTTTAGACGAAGTAGATGTAGAGTTTGTTTTACCAGAATCAAAACCACAAGAACTTTTAGATATTCAAGAAGACGTTAGAATACAAAGACAAGAAGATACCATGGACAAAGCTCGTCCTTTCTTGATGGATGAGTCTGTAGATTTTATTGAGAGAAAAGAATTTTTTAAAGGTAGCCGTGGTAAAGAGTTTGCAGATTTACCACAAGAAATTTTAGATAGGTTGTTACCTATTGAAGGCACAGACATATTTACAAACACTGGTGGAGCAAAAAAAGTTGACTTAACTCAAACAGGTAAAAATCTTTTAAAAAATTTTGATACTTTAATTACTTATTACAATACAAATAATATACCCACACCATCTAGAGTTGATATATTTAATTTGGCTGGAGCTAATCAAATTGCAGAAAATAGAGGTGGTGTTAAGACACCTATTTATAATAATGTCACTAACGTAGCAATTAAAGCTGGCCAACCATTTAGAGACGCTGCAAAAAATTTAATCTCAGATTCAGAAAAAATAAATAACTATATTAATAACGTCATGCTAGATCCAAAAGCAGACTGGAGACAATTTAAAAATCCAGTTGGACATTTAAATAAAATTTTTAATTATGGCGTAGGAGCTATTGCAAGAATGGTAAAAGCAGGAAAGATACCAGCTTTTAAAGAAAATAAAAAATTATTTGATAGTTTGTCTAGAGTTACTTTCACTGAAAAATTTGAGGGAGGAAGTAGATTAAAAACTATAGAAGATGTTATAGAATATATTGATGCTAGGCCACCTGCTAATAGTTTAGGTTTTAGTAAAAATACATTCGATAAATTTATTATGGAGTCTGCGTATAGAAATTTTAAAGCAGCTAACGCGGCTGGTGTAGATCCTAAAGTTAGATTTATAGGTAATCCTGCTTTTCAAGATTTTAAAGATTGGAAGTTTGTATACAAAGGAGAGACTTTTCAATTAAACCCAACAGAAGCAGAACTTACAGATAGAGAAATGAGAAAAAATGCTCTGCCTGATTCTGCTAGAAAGATAAACGATTTAAATGTTGACATAAGTGTAGGTAAACAAAAGTATGGAAAGATATTTCCTTCTGTATTTAAAGCTTATGAAGATCTTGAAAAATATAAAAATACTAAAATTGGTAACAAAACTATAACTCGTTTGTTTCAAGAAAACAAATATGCAAATGATCCTAGACCTGTAAAAGAGAAAAAAGGTATAATGTTTAGATCCGATGTTGAAGTTGATCACTTTAAAGGAATTTTAGAATCACCCTTTGATAATATAAGATTAATAGACTCTGATTTGAATAAACGAGCAGGTATATTATTTAGAGAGTTTAGAGATGGAAGACTACCCGAAGCAGAGTACAAAGCAGAGTTAGATAGAATTGGTTATAATAAAACTTACAATAATATCGATGAGTTTATAGAACAAAGAAAAAATATTGTTGGTACAAAACCTGAAATTGCAAAACAAAACTTAACTGCTTTTCAAAAACTTATTCGAGGTAGTGGTGCAAATGTTGGCATTGACCCGGTCCTCGCAACCAAAGCTGGCTTTGAAGAATTTGTAAAACCTGCAGCTAAAATAGGACTAAGAGGAGCCACTGGTGCAGCAGACTTGTTATTGTCAGCAGGAGCAGGACCAATAGGTTTAGGTATTGGAGCTTTGATTGAAACAGGTCAAGCAATGCCTGAGCTTACAAAAGGAAATATCAAAGAAGCAGGTAGACAAACTATTATAGGAAGTTTACTTCCTGAGTCATTAGTTGGCTCTATGAGAGGTGACTTATTAAAATTAGCAGAAACACCAGAAGAAAAAATTGGTATGCAAAACTTTATAGATTTTAAAAATGATGAAGATCGATACAATAAAAGTTTAGCAAACTATGAATATTTAGCTAACAATCCTTTTGAAGCTGAAGGTATTGATCTTGATTCAATGAGGAAAAATTTACTTGAACTACGTAGAGATTTAGAAGGAAGAAGATCAAGTGTTTATAATCCTGAAATGGAAAACATAATAGTAAATTTAACTCAAAGACTTGATGAGCAAAATGTTAAAAATTTAGAAGGTATTCTTGGAATGATTGTTGGAAGAAGAGGAATTAAAGATAGAGATGATATTCAACAAGATATTTTAAGAGAGACTGTTACAGGCAATGAACCTATTTTTGGACAAGCTCCCGTTCAAATGTTGCCAGAAGAGATAGATGAAATATATGAAAGTGGAATTATGGCCATGGCAAACGGTGGCAGAATAGGCTTTGCTGATGGACCTATGGATCCAAAAAGAAGATTATTTTTAAAAATAATGGGAGGCATTGCGTCCTTACCTATTTTTAGTAAATTTTTAGGTAAGTCAGAAGTTGCTAAACCTATAGTTAAGGTTGCAGGTAGTTCTACTAAAATGCCAGACTGGTTCCCTGATATGATAAATAAAGTTATGTTTGGTGGCACTGGTAAAAAAGTAGATGCAGACTTAACAATATATGAACCAAAAGAATTACCAGGAATAACTATAGGTAGACACGATGATGGTAGAGTTTTTGTAGAGGGCACAAACGAATATGGAAAAGGTTACAAAATTGAATATGAGCCACCAGGATATGAATTACTAGATGAAAAAACAGGTAAATCGGTACAAACACGAGGTGAGTTTATTGCTGAAGAAGAGGTGCCTGTTAATGTAGATCCTGACGGTAACGCCGATTTTGACGTAGAAGTTCTTGAGGATTTAGATCAAATCATGGGTTCAGATACAAGACGTATGGAAGAATTTGCAACAGGTAAAAAAGTTAAACAAGTGAAACAAGGCGAATACGATATTGGAGTAGCTGAGGCTAGAGCAGAACAAGCAGCTGATGAGGCTGCAGAACTAGAGGCATTTGATGAAATTGACTAAAACAATACCCCCTAAATCAGGACCGCAGTCTGAGGGGTTGCTTATTAATTACAATACTGTTAAACCTGTGAAACTGGAGAAAATAAATGGCAGACATAGACAAATCTCTTCCAAACGTAGAGCAAGAGATAAAAGTACCATCACCTGAAGAAATAGAAATTGCTCAAGAAGAAAAACAGCAAGAAGTTAATGAGCAAGGTGAACCTGTAGAAATTACAGAAAACGACGATGGTTCTGTAGATGTAAATTATGATCCATCAATAGCTTCTGTTGAAGGTGAAGTAAATCACTACGATAATTTAGCAGAGCACTTACCAGATGATGTTTTAGGTAGATTAGGTTCAACGCTTTTTCAAAACTATCAAGACTACAAAAATTCTAGAAAAGACTGGGAAAGATCTTACAGAGAAGGTTTAGATCTTTTAGGGTTTAAATATGATAATAGAACAGAACCGTTTCAAGGTGCGAGTGGTGCAACACATCCTGTGTTAGCAGAAGCTGTCACACAGTTTCAAGCTTTAGCATATAAAGAATTATTACCTGCAGATGGCCCTGTAAGAACCTCTATTTTAGGAATACCAACTCCAGAAAAAGAACAACAAGCTCAAAGAGTAAAAGATTTCATGAACTATCAAATTATGGAAAAGATGAAAGACTACGAACCAGATTTTGATTCGCTATTATTTCATTTACCATTAGCTGGTTCAGCTTTTAAAAAAGTGTACTACGATGAGACAAGCCAAATGGCTTGCTCAAAATTTGTTCCCGCAGATGATTTGATTGTCCCGTATACTGCTACCTCATTAGAAGATGCGGAGTCGATCATTCATCGGGTTCAAATATCTGAAAACGAATTAAGAAAACAACAAGTCGCTGGTTTTTATAGAGATGTAGATTTAAAACCAGGACCTGTTAACGAAACGGAAGTTGAGAAAAAAGAACGAGAGCTTGAAGGTGCAAGCAAAGGCAGAGACGAAGATGTTTTTAATTTATTAGAGTGTCATGTTCATTTAGATCTAGAGGGATTTGAAGACATGGGTCAAGACGGTGAACCTACAGGAATTAAACTTCCGTATGTTGTAACCGTAGAAGAAAATTCTAGAGAAGTTCTATCAATCAAAAGAAATTATGAAATAGGAGATGTTAACAAAAATAAAATTGACTATTTCGTACACTTTAAATTTTTACCAGGACTTGGGTTTTATGGTTTTGGTTTAATACACATGATTGGTGGATTATCAAGAACAGCAACTTCTGCATTAAGACAATTGTTAGATGCAGGAACATTATCAAACCTACCGGCAGGATTTAAACAAAGAGGAATTAGAATCAGAGATGATGCACAATCTATTCAACCAGGTGAATTTAGAGACGTAGATGCACCGGGTGGCAATATCAGAGATTCATTCATGATGCTTCCTTTTAAGGAACCATCACAAACTTTATTACAGCTTATGGGCGTCGTAGTACAAGCAGGTCAAAGATTCGCTTCAATAGCAGACTTGCAAGTAGGTGAGGGTAATCAACAAGCGGCAGTGGGTACGACAGTAGCCTTGTTGGAGAGAGGTAGCAGAACAATGTCTGCTATTCACAAAAGAATTTATGCAGCCCTTAAACAAGAATTTAAATTGATGGCAAGAGTTTTCAAGTTATATCTACCACAAGAATATCCTTATGATGTTGTTGGCGGTCAAAGAATGATCAAACAAATGGACTTTGACGACAGAGTAGATATATTGCCAGTTGCAGATCCAAACATATTTTCTCAGACACAGCGTATTTCCCTCGCACAGTCGGAACTGCAGCTGGCAACGTCCAATCCTCAAATACATAATTTGTATCAAGCATACAGACACATGTATGAAGCTTTGGGTGTAAAAGATATTGATAAAATTTTAAAACGACCACCTATTCCCGCACCAAAGGACCCAGCGTTAGAGCATATTGATGCTCTCGCTGGGCGTCCGTTCCAAGCTTTCCCTGGTCAAGACCACAGAGCACATATAACTTCTCATTTAAATTTTATGGCGACTAATATGGCTAGAAATAATCCGATGGTTATGGCTTCTCTTGAAAAAAATTGTTTTGAACACATTTCTTTAATGGCTCAAGAACAAGTAGAAATAGAATTTAGAGAAGAGATGCAACAATTAATGTCACTACAACAAAATCCTCAAGCTGCAATGAATCCACAAATACAAATGCAGGCAAAAATGACCTCAGAAAAAATAGAGGCAAGAAAAGCAACTTTAATTGCTGACATGATGGAAGAATTTATGAAGGAAGAAAAGAAAATTACGTCTCAATTTGATAACGATCCAATTGCAAAACTAAGATCTAGAGAATTAGATCTTCAAGCACAAGAAAATGCTAGAAAAAAACAAGAAGGAGAGGAAAGATTAAACCTTGATAGAATGAGAGCAATGATGAATCAAGAAAATCAAGACGAAAAACTAGAACAAAATGAAGAATTAGCAAAATTAAGAGCTAACACATCAATCGAAAAGACAATTTTATCAAAAACATTGCCAAGTTCCAAAGATATGGGCCCAGGTAATGTGATAATTAGGAGAGACGATGAGTAAAAAGATGACAAAACCTCAAAAAAAGGTTAAAAAAGTCATGAAGGAGTTTAAAAAAGGTAAACTCAACATAGGTAAAAGCGATAAGAAGGTAAAAAGTCGTAAACAAGCTATTGCGATTGCACTTTCTAAAGCTGGAATAGATAAAAGGAGCTAAAATGGCAGAAGAAAACAAAAAAAACCTGAACCATGAAATGTTTACAAACAAAGATGGTTATGTTGAAGGTGGAAAAGAGATCGAAATGACAAATCCATCTGAAACACAAGAAGCAGAGGTTCAAGGTCAAGGAAATATCTTAGGCGAGAAGAAAAGAAAAGCTAAGTGGTACTAATATGGCGTGGTTTGGTTTAGCAAAGATTGCATTGCAAGCTGGCGCTAAAATTTATTCTAATCGCCAGAAAACTAAGATGGCTATGTCTGATGCACAGCTTATGCATGCAGAAAAAATGGCCCGAGGAGAAGAAGCTTACCAGGGCAAACTCCTTGAAGCAAGACAATCGGACTGGAAAGACGAATTCGTGTTGATAATTTTGTCGGCTCCGATTATAGTATTGGCTTGGGCAGTCCTAAGTGACGACCCAGCAGCGATGGAGAAGGTCAAATTGTTTTTTGAATACTTCTCTACACTACCGTCATGGTTTACAAACCTGTGGATCCTTGTCGTGGCGAGTATTTTTGGTATTAAGGGAACACAGATATTTAGGAACGGAGGAAAAAAATAATGGCAAACCCTAGATTTAATAAACAAGTAACAAACAGACGTGGCGCTATGGGTGGCGGCATGATGAAAAGAGGCATGTACAAGAAAGGTAGCTTTCCTGATATGTCTGGTGATGGTAAAATTACTCAAAAGGATATTTTAATTGCAAAAGGTGTAATTAAAAAACCTGGCAGCAAAAAGAAAAAAGTTGTCAAAAAAATGAAAAACAAGAAAAAGGTAATCGGCTAATGGCTGGAAAAGGTTTATACGCAAATATTCATGCTAAAAGAAAAAGCGGCAGAAAAATGCGTAAGAAAGGTGCAAAGGGTGCACCTACAGCAGCTAATTTTAGACGAGCAAAACAAACAGCGAGGTCTTAATGACTAAATTATGTCCTAGAGGAAAAGCGGCAGCGAAGCGTAAATTTAAAGTTTACCCGTCTGCCTATGCCTAACGCCTACGCATCTAAAATATGTGCAGGTAAAATTAAAGATCCATCTGGTGTAAAAAGAAAAGACTTTAAAGGTAGAAAACCTTCTGCAATGGGCGGAAGAATTAAATTAGCTGGTGGTGGTTTAAGAGAAGCTACTGATAGACTAAGAAGACAAGGTCTTAGAGGTGGTGGAATCTGCAAAAAAGGGATGAATAAAAAAATCCTTAGAAAATAAAATGGCAAAGAACGGTCTTGATAAATGGTTCAAACAAAAATGGGTAGATATTGGTTCCAAGAAAAAAGGTGGAGGCCATAAACCATGTGGAAGAAAATCTGCGAGTGGATCAAAAAGAAAGTATCCAAAGTGCGTGCCTGCTGCAAAAGCAGCAAGGATGACAGACTCTCAGAAGCGGAGTGCCGTTGCAAGAAAAAGAGCTAAACCACAAGGTGTTGGTGGTAAACCAACAAATGTAAAAACATTTGCAAGAAAGAAAGCTATGAGTGGTGGATACATAGGACCTGCAATTAATTCTAATTATGCCGGTAAAACATTAAACAATCCATCTTATGCTAAATATTACAAAGGTATGTTGGATTAATGAGAACAGATTATCAAACAAGAGCAGAATTTTCTAAAGGCACTATGCCTGCTAGAAATAAAAAGAACTTCAGGCCTACAAAGGCTGGAGCAGGTATGACAAGAGCCGGTGTCAAAGCCTACAGAAGAATGAATCCCGGTTCTAAACTAAAAACAGCCGTGACTGGAAAAGTGAAGCCAGGATCAAAAGCTGCCAAACGTAGAAAATCATTCT